AATAATGAATCACGACCAAGAACCGTATTATGCAATTAGATTAATTTGTGAAAGAGAAAATTTAAAGTTTCACGATGGAGAATTTACACAAATTATAAAAGAATCTGTACCAACAATTCGGTGGTTTAAAGATTATTATAATAGACCCAGACCTATTGAAGTAGACCCTACTATACAAACACTACCTAGTAAAACAAATAGTACTAGAGCATACCCTAGTGGTCATGCTTGTCAAGCAAGAATACTTGCAAGATATGTTTCTGGTAAATATCCTAAATTTGAAAAAGAATTAATCAAAGCAGGAAATGAATGTGGTTGGGGAAGAGTACAGGCTGGCTTTCATTATCCTTCAGATTATGAGATTGGTAATTTGCTTGGAGAAAAAATGTTTTTCTTAATGAATAGAATGAACTATCAAGCAGAATTACCCGAAGATACAGCAATAGGAACAAGAATAAAGTTTAAAGATTTATCAAAATCATTAAAAGAATTATTTTAATTTAACATGGCAACAACAGACCAATATTTAGGTAATCCTAATTTAAAGAAAGCGCACACTCCTTCTAGATTTACAAAGAAACAAGTTCAAGAAGTGATGAAGTGTTTAGAGAGTCCTAAATATTTTATAGAAACATATTTAAAAATCGTCACCATTGATAAAGGTCTTGTACCTTTTGAAATGTATGACTTTCAGCGGAAGATGGTAGATACTTTCCATGATAATAGGTTTACAATTTGTAAATTACCTAGACAAAGTGGAAAGTCAACTATCATAGTCTCCTACCTCTTACATTATGTCTTATTTAATGACAATGTGAATGTTGCAATATTGGCCAATAAATCTTCTACGGCAAGAGATTTATTAGGACGATTGCAATTGGCTTACGAACATCTACCCAAATGGATGCAACAAGGCGTACTCAACTGGAACAAAGGTTCCCTCGAATTAGAAAACGGAAGTAGAATTGTAGCGGCAAGTACTTCTTCTAGTGCTGTTCGAGGAAGTACTTTTAATATTATATTCCTAGATGAGTTCGCTTATGTGCCAAACAATATTGCCGAAGAATTTTTTAGTTCAGTTTATCCTACAATATCTTCTGGTAAATCTTCTAAAGTAATGATTGTATCTACACCACATGGAATGAATATGTTTTATAAGATGTGGATGGATGCAACAAATAAAAGAAATGACTTTGTTCCTGTCGAAGTACATTGGAGTGAAGTACCTGGTCGTGATGAGAAATGGAAAGAAGAAACAATCAAGAATACAAGTGAGGCTCAGTTTCAAACAGAGTTTGAATGTGAATTTTTAGGAAGTGTTGATACTCTTATCAATGCAAGTAAGATTAAAACAATGGCAGTCATGGAACCTAAACGAAGTGGTGGTTTAGATGTATATGAAATGCCGAAGAAAAATCATATATACACGGTTACAGTTGATGTATCACGAGGATTAACAAATGACTATTCAGCATTTTGTGTAATAGACTGTACAAAGGCACCATATAAAATGGTTGCAAAGTATAGAGACAATGAGATTAAACCACTTGTCTTTCCAAGTATTATAGAGAAGGTTGCCAAACATTATAACAAAGCATATATTTTAATAGAGATAAACGATTTAGGACAACAAGTAGCAGATAACTTACAGTTTGAATTAGAGTATGATAACATGATGATGGTTACACAAAGAGGTCGTTCTGGTCAAGTATTAGGAGGAGGCTTTAGTGGTAGAGGCAATCAATTAGGTTTGAGAATGACAAAGGGTACAAAAAAAATTGGAACTTCTAATCTCAAAAGTTTAATTGAGGGGGATAAATTAATTATTCAAGATTTCGATATTATATCTGAATTATCGACTTTTATTGCTAAAGGAAAATCTTTTGAGGCCGAATCAGGTGCCACAGACGATTTGGTAATGTGTCTTGTTATATTTTCGTGGTTGGCAAATCAACGATATTTTAAAGAATTAACTAATGTGGATGTTAGAGGACAAATGTTTACTGAACAACAGAATGCCATTGAGGCAGATATGGCGCCTTTTGGTTTCATAGACGACGGATTAAACGATCCAGAGGGAAATGACGGTTATTTTGTTGACGCTGGAGAAGTTTGGCGACCTGTAACATATCGCAAAGGGGAATAGTGTAATTTCGGTATACTATAAATATACACAAAGGGTTATAACTAATAAACTTAATATTAAGGAGAACTAAAATATGGCTTTTCAAGTATCACCAGGTGTTCTCGTTACTGAAAAGGATCTTACTAATGTCATTCCTGCTGTTTCTACAAGCGCAGGTGGTATAGTAATTACGGCAGAAAAAGGACCAGTAGATGAAGTTACTACAATTTCGTCTGAAAATGAGTTGGTTGATATATTTGGGAAACCAAATTCATCTAACTTTGAAGAATGGTTTTGTGCTGCTAACTTTTTGGGATACGGCAATAATCTGAAGGTAGTAAGACCAATTACAGGCATGGTAAATGCTGTGTCAACTGGTACTGCTGTCTTAATAAAAAATACGACTGAATATCTGAATACATATTATTCAGAAACAGGTGCTGGTCAAGTTACTAATATAGGAACTTGGGCTGCAAAAGAACCAGGAACATTAGGAAACAATATCAAAGTTTCACTATGTCCTAACTCAACTGCTTTTGGACCACACTCACAAAGTGGTACTCTAACAAATGATTCTGCTGCTGCTATCGGAGATACAACAATCACTATGGATGATGGATCTCTATTTCAAGTAGGCGACATTTTAGAATTTGGGGATGCAAGTGCTGTACCTTCAACTTCAGGTGCACCTTCAGGACATTTCTATAAAGTAACTTCAATATCTTCACACACATTGACAATCGCAAGATTTAACCCTGCAACTGGTAAAACAGAAACAGGTGGGTTAAGACACGCTGTTGTTGATAATGCTAAAGTCCTAAGACATTGGGAATTTTATTTTAACTTTGACGGTCCACCAACAACTACTGATGATGTACTTGCTGCTGGCGGTTCAAATGATGAAATGCACATTGTCGTTATTGACGAAGATGGCGGAATTACAGGAACTGCAGGAGAAATTATAGAAACTTTTGCTGGTGTTTCACAAGCAAATGACGCTAAAGACGCTTCAGGTAATTCAAACTATTATGCTGATGTAATTTACAGAAACAGTAAATATATCTACTGGATAGACCACATCTCAACTTTATCGGACGGCTCTAGTAAAACAGGCACAACTTTTGATAATACTGTTGGTGACGCTTTCGTAGTATCTAACACTTCACTTACTGGAGGAACAGATGACTATGTTGCTACTAACGCTGAGATTGCAACTGCATATGAAAAATTTAATGATACAGAAAATGTTGATTTAAGTTTACTATTATGTGGTCCTTCACAAACAGGTGCTGACGCTACTGGCGACACAAAAGCAACTGCTGTTATGGATATTGCAAGTGCAAGAAAAGATTGTGTAGCATTTATTTCACCTGCGAGAGCAGATGTTGTTGATGTTGCAAACGCTGTTACACAAACACAAAATGTTGTATCATTTGCTGATGGTTTACCATCATCAAGTTATGTTGTTATTGATAGTGGTTACAAATATATGTATGACAAATACTCTGATGTATTCAGATTTGTACCATTAAACGGTGACATAGCAGGACTTTGTGCAAGAACAGATAACATCGCTGATCCTTTCTTCTCACCCGCTGGATTTAACAGAGGGCAGATTAGAGGTGCAGTTAAATTAGCATACAATCCAAACCAAACTCAAAGAGACGAAATATACAAAGCAAGGATAAATCCTGTTGTATCGTTTCCTGGTCAAGGTACGGTATTGTTTGGCGATAAGACTGCTCAATCAAAACCAAGTGCTTTCGATAGAATTAATGTAAGAAGATTATTCATTACTCTAGAAAAAGCAATATCAACTGCTGCTAAATTCCAATTGTTCGAATTTAATGATGAATTTACAAGAGCTCAATTTAGAAATCTTGTAGAACCATTCCTTAGAGATGTACAAGGCAGAAGAGGTATTACGGACTTTAGTGTTGTTTGTGATGATTCAAATAATACTGGAGATGTTATTGATAGAAACGAATTTAGGGCTGACATTTTTGTTAAACCTGCTCGTTCTATTAACTTCATTCAACTTAACTTTATTGCTACTAGAACAGGCGTTGCCTTTTCAGAAGTAGCTGGCGCATAGGAGGGATAAACAATGGCAAACATTAATGACTTTAAAGCCCGACTAAAAGGCGGTGGTGCAAGAGCCAATCAGTTTAAGGTAACTTTACCTTTTCCTGGTTACGCTGCAGTTGGAGGAGAAACATCCGACTTAGCATTCTTATGTAATGCTACATCAATACCTGGGCAAAATCTTACTGCTGTACCTGTAAATTTCAGAGGCAGAATACTAAACCTAGTCGGTGATAGAACATTTAATCCATGGTCTATTACGGTGTTAAACGACACGGACTTCAAAATATACAGAGGTCTAGAAAGATGGATGAACGGAATGAATAACATGACTGATAACGAGGGGTTAACAAATCCTTCAGAT